TCCAATTCCATTCTCCTTTTTTAACCTGCACGCCAAAATTGGCGACCCATAACTTTAAAATTCAATCCATTTTGCTCCGTGACTTCACGATCTCTGTATTTAGGATTTAGGCTGTGCAGAATCAGTTTCCCGCCTTCTTCCTTGAAAATCTGCTTAATCATGCCTTCACCCTCAAAGTAAACAGCATAAATTTGACCATCAATAATGTCGGTTTGGGATATATCAATGCCAACCAAATCCCCATCATCAATCTTGTCCGCCATACTGTCGCCTTTAGCCTTGATGATGCGCATGCAATCAGGATGAACATTTTTTTGTTTAAAAAAACTAGGTGGGAATGGCTGTTTTCCATTGATCACATCAAAGTGAAACTCTATAGATTCTCCTGTGCCACAAGAAAAACTTGCCTCTACCACATCAATCCAGATAAATCCATCATCCCCACCATACTCAACTACTGACGGGCTTTGAATATCATTCACATCAAATGATGATTCATCTTTCTTGGATAGACCGTGCTTATCCATAAATTCTTGCATGTTGAAGTTGGTTAAATTTTGTTTTTTCTTCCCGTTTAGAAGCCATCCGGCATCAACTTCTAAAAGTTCGGCCAACTTATCCAAAGTCTCTTTGCCAATCTGTCCTTTTTTCCATTTAGAAGGCGCTTGAGGAGTCAGGCCAATCATTGTGGCAGCTTTAGACCATGATAATTTCTTTGCTTTCAGTGCTTCCTGAATGCGCTCAACCATTGTGCTCATAACTTTCATCGCGTGAAACCTTTGGTTAAATTTTCGTATAAAAAATATAAAATTGTAAGCAACCATAGGTTGAAAATAATTTTAACTCATGGTTTAATAAAAATATTAATTAGGTTTAAATAAGGTTTAAGATATGAATCCTATTCAACAAGCCATTGATGCTGTTGGTGGGCGAACCAATGCAGCGTCATTACTTGGGATATCCTACGTTGCTGTAAGAAAGATGGCAGAGAAAGGTGTATTGCCACGTACTGATTACACAGGTGAAACCAACTACGCACAGATTCTTGCTGAGCACAGTAACGGGAAAGTGACTCAAGAATGGCTACTCGATAAAGCAAATCCAAAACATTTAGCGGCATAAGGAAAGTTTTATGAGCCTTGAAAAAAAATCTACGCATGTGCGCTTATCTCCCGAAATCCATGAACGAGCAAAAATACTTGCTCATGTTAAAGAAAAGGATCTCGCGGCCTATCTAGGTTTTCTTATTGAAAAAGAGATAGTTGGCGAGTGGCATGTATTCAATATACAAGCAAAATCTTTCGAGCGTTTGGGAATGTCGGCTTTAGTACGGGAATTGAGTACAGAAGTCAGCTTTTCAGAGGGATCGGAAGGGATTAACGGGATTTTAGACAAATAAAAAAGCCTGATGGATGAGATCAGGCTTAGTGTTCAAACAAGGTGGATTAAATGAACTATCAAATATTAGCAGACATTGAACTAAATCGGAAGATTAGTTTGTTTCAAAAAGCGGTTGAGGCTTATGTGCTTAATCGAACTCTCGAAAACTCTATGGCATTGGCTAAAGCGAAAGCTGATTTAGCTGCATTTGTATGGAGAGGTGTTTGATGGGTGCATTAAGAGTTTTGCCTTTGGAGAATGTAGACATTCACCCAAGCACAGCAAAAAGAATCGAGCAAAAAGCCATGTCCAAAAAAGAAGATGGGTACACACCATTGCCTAACTTTGTTTGTGATGAGGGGTATTTGGCTGTTTTAAGTGGTGAAGCAATTAAATGTCTAGTTTTGCTTAATAGACAAATCAAAGGCTTTCATGAAGAAAACAAGGCTATTGGTGAATCCTTAATTTTAAAATTAACAGGCTTTAAAGACAAAAGAACTGTCAGAAAAGCGATGTCTGATTTAGCGAAATACAACCTAGTAAAAATCACTAAAACTTTGGGTAAAGTTACAAGTTATGAAGTGACTTTTGAAGATAGATTATCTATAGAACTAGTAGCATCAAATGATACTGGTGCATCTAAAGTAGTTACATCAAATGTACCTAGACTAGTAGCATCAAATGATACTGGAACTAGTAGCATCAAATGTCACTCTGTAAAAGAAAAGAAAAGAAACTTAAAAGAAAGTGAGCAACAAGAAAATCCAGTTGATGAAGTTCTGAATATCTGGAAACCAGATTTACAACAATTGAATTCTTGGATGCAAAGATCAGGTTTACCAAAAATCAATCAAGCTCAAGTTGAAGAATTACTTCTTGAAATCAACCCACACTACGAAAACAAAATCATCACTGGTGCAGTAACAAGCACTCAGATGTATTCAAATTTCGTGAAGTGGGTAAAACGTGATTTCAAACTTGTTGAAAAACTTTTCAAACAAGCAGAACAAAACAACACTCAAGCAATCAATCCTGAAAATCTCGAAACAGAAATGGGGGATTGGTAATGTCGAATATTCATAACATCCCTATGGAACAAGCAGTTCTTACAGCATTGATGACTGTAGACAAATCATTTGATGTTGTAAGTAACGATCTTGATGTTGAGTGCTTCTTTCCAGAGCGCCATAAGCAAATCTTCCAGGCGATTGCCGACCTTGCAAACGAAAACAAACCTTATGACTTCGTTATGGTTGAGCAGCAGCTTAAACAAAGAAACGTAATTCATTTGATGGGTGGTTCTGAATACCTGCTTCAAATGAGCAGTGAAGCGCCTTCAAGCTTTTACAACCTGGAGTCTTATGTTGCAGAACTAAACAAGTTCAAGGCACACCGTGAAGTTGAGCATATTGGTCAAAGCATTGCAGAGATTGCAAAAGACCTAACAATCCCTGACGTTCACATTGCTGCCGAAAGCATCCTAGATGGAAAGAAAACTTCAAACGATGTTGAAAAGACTAGCTTCACATTTGAAGAGGCTTTGAACCGCGCTACAGATCGTTTAATCCAAAAGGCTGAGGCTAAAGCTAACAAACAATACACAGGCGTAAAGTTCAACTTAACTCATTTGGACAATCTGGTTGGATTAATTCAAAAAGGGCACTTCTGCATCGTTGGTGGTCGTCCTGGTTCTGGCAAATCAACTCTTGCTCAAATGTTAGTAATTCAAACAGCAGTGCAATACAACGAGCCTGTATTGGTTGTGTCTGCTGAAATGGATGTAGAGACATTCGCAAACCGTTGTATCTCAGCTTTAACCCAAATCCCTTACGACAATATTCACAACGCTGAACTATTCGATGGGATGTTAGCTCAATTTGCAGAGGCACAAAAACGATTCAGTTCGTTACCAATCCACATCGAAGACAAGCAGAAACCAACAATTGCAGAAATACATTCTTGGGCTCGTAAAGCTAAGCGCAAATACAAAAGACTAGGATGCATCGTTATTGATTACCTTCAATTGGTTCGTGACCCAAGTAAGAAAGACCGTTACCAGGAAGTAAGTTCAATTAGCCGTGATTTAAAAGCATTGGCTAAAGAGTTTGACTGCCCGGTTATCGCATTGGCTCAGCTTAACCGTGAGTCTGAGAAAGGCAAGCGCCCTAAAGCATCAGATCTAAAAGAATCAGGTCAGATCGAACAAGATGCAGATCAAATCATTCTGGCGAATCCAATCATTGGTGAAGACGACCTGCCATCAGGTGTCACCGAATTAATCGTTGCTAAAAATCGTCATGGCAAGAAAGGCGTAGTTCGAGTTATGGACCGCTTAGATATCTGCCGTTTTGTGACTATTCGAGAAGAAGAGAGAGGTGCAGCGTGAGCGTACAAGTGCAAGTAACTTCGATCGATCGCCAGAAGATGCAATTCAACGTAGAGGCGATAGATGGTTCAAGAGTAATTCTCAAACGCGCATTCAACTTCAAGACTGAAACGAAAAAGCATATTGAGTCAGTGATTAATAAAGAACTTAAGACATTCAACAAGCCTTCGTATGGCGGTATTGAGATTGTCTTTATGTGTCCAGTAGGAGTGTTCTCATGAGATTAGCAAATGATAAAAAAACTCTAGATTGGATTGAGGAAATTGGCGGTGAGCAGTACGAAGCTAAATTCACTCATGGGACAGTCTACGGATATAACAAATTTAAGTGCCGTTGTGAGTTTTGCAAGGAAGCTAAAGCGCTAAGTAATCAGCGTGCAGCTTTGAAGCGTGCTGTTAAGGCTAACCCACCTCAATCAGTTTTGATTGTTGGAGGTGCAGCGTGAAAGCAATAAAACGAGTTAAAGCATTCCAAAACATTTTTGACATTTTGTTATTCGCTACACATGCAACACAACCTTTCACGATGAAGGATTTGCATGACTATGTGCTAGATGCGCCCAACAACACTATCCAGTGCTATGTGCAGGAATTAATTAAAAGCGGCTACTTGGAAAAGGACTCATACGCAACTTACAAAGCAACTCAATACGCAAAAGACATCCTGAATGTTAAAGGGGAGCTGAAAGCATGATCGAATTTGTAGATTACAACGCAATGATGAAGCTGCGTAGAGCGTACAACCTCGGTACTCGTAATGAAGAAACAAGAGCAGCAGCGAACCTCTACGAGAAATTAAGAAAGCTGAAAATGCTAGACCAGCTCAAGCAGGAAGCCATGACTAGACGTTACAAGGAGGCGGTATGAAACCAGAACATTTTATTCGTGAGCAAGGATTGGATAAGGCGCGAGAGGTTGTTGAAGGCATCCCAAGCAAATATATGGAGTGTTACTACTCAACATTATGCTACTGCACCAAAGCAAAAAAGTATTCAGATCGTTTTAATCCAAGAATTGAACTTGTGAACATGGCGGATCTCAAACGCTTGGTGGAGTCGATTGATCTGATCAAGTGGCATGGTGGCACTAAGTTTGCCAAAGACTACCTAGCGCGGAATAAAGCAAAGCATCCAAATGTAAGCGGCTGGGATGAATTGGAGCAGGCAATCAAAGACCACGAATCAATATATGGAGGCGGGGATGAGTAAAGTTCACAATTTAAAAACTGATCCAGAAGTTTTTCAAGCTGTTGTTGATGGTCGTAAAACATTTGAGATTCGTTTCAATGATCGAGATTTCAAAGTTGGCGATGAGCTGATTTTGCTTGAGACGATACATTCAGGCGAGCAAATGAAGCAAGGCATGCCGCTTCTATATTCAGGCAATGAACTTCGTAAAACCATCTCTTATGTCTTAAGCGGGTATGGGCTGCAAGAAGGATGGGTAATTTTAGGGATTAAAGGAGCCAGCCATGAGTGAGTTTAAAGGTGTTTGCATCGATTGTGGCTCTCCAGAGCTTTATTCAAATAGCGAAATAAGACAGCCAAGAATGTGTGTTGATTGCTATGCGGCAATGATTGGTTTTGCGCGGGTTGGGGGTTCTTTTGTGGATTCGGACACATTAGGCGACGACTTCCCCATAGAAAACCACATTTCGCCGAATTGCAAAGTAACTGAAGTTCACATTAACGAAGCTTACAAGCTTAATCGATTGGGGTGAAGAATGGATAAGTGTAGAGAAGAGTTTGAGAAGCAAAAGTACTGGATTGGGCTATTTAGAGACGCGGTTGATTTTGATGAGGAGCTTGGTCGATATGTTTTAAACGGTCAAAGAAAGCTTTACGCATTTCACCTCGATTCATTTAACGAGAAATGGGCAATTTGGCAGGAAGCATGGCAGCACCAGCAAGCGAAAGTGGAGGAGCTGCAAACCCAATTATCGCTACAACGTCAAAGAGTAAAGGCTTTTGAAGAAGAGCTTACTAGTTCACGTAACTATGGTGACGAGCTGCAAAAGAGGGTGGATGAACTTGAGTTTCAACTTAAAGATTGGAAGCAAAAATCAATGCCTGCAATGCTAAATGGTATGTGTGGTCGTTGCGGTAAAGAGCCGTTGCAAGGAATTGGCTCAGATAAAGAAGATTATGCGCTACTACATTGCTTTGGTTGTGGTGCAAACAAATACGAATGGATAGGAGAGCAAGCGCTCAAGGGGGAAGGATGAAAGCAACCAAGATCCCATGTGAGCATGACTTGCTAAGTAAGAACGACGACACATGGGCTAATGCTGTGATGCGCTGTAAGGGTGGAAGCCCTTACTGTGGAGCAGACGGTTATTGTCATGCAGGCGGCACCTGCTTTGCGGACCAAGAACTAACAAGAGAGCAAGCAATCTTAGA